CCCCTCGTCTAACGGTAGGACTCCAGGTTTTGGTCCTGGCTATTGAGGTTCGAATCCTTGGGGGAGAGCAAGTCCTTCTAGCCCAGTGGTAGAGGCAGTAGACTTAAAATCTATAAAGCGTTGGTTCGAATCCAACGAGGGACACTTGACACATGCCATTTATAAGAGTATAATAAATATATGAAACTATTTGGATTAACCCTTCGCAGCCCTATCGTAAAATACAAAGATATAAACCTTGAAGAAGATCTTTATGATGCCATCCGTGCCTCTATCATTGAAGATATTGTTGCTGAAATGGAAGAAGAAACAAGGCACAACGTTGAAGTTATTAAACTATTTGGCCCACGGCCATGAGCGATCAAATAATTAAACTGCTTTCTATTATTGTCAATAACGAAGTGCAACAGGATCAGTGGATGAATGGTTACAATCATGCGTTTGACATGTCCCCACTTGAAATGGTAAACTTAGGTAGAGAAGAAGAAGTCATAAAATATTTAATATATCAGATTGAAGGGCCATATTAATGACACAGTATAGAATCAATATTCGCAACTCACGCAACTACAGTGGTTATTTCTGGGATGTAGAAAATTACCGTAGACCTAATAAAAAGAAAGATGGCTATTGGTCAAGCGTTGATGGTGGATATGCCTTTACTTATTGGGGTGCAAAACTAGCAGCCAAAAGAGCAGCAAGGAAATATCTATCATTTCAACCATTTGAGAAAATTGAGGATTTAAAATGACCCACGATGAATTGCTGGAAATAATAAATGTTTACAATGATGGCAAAGGTGATTCTTTTGCTAATGCCCTTCGTGCGGTAGTTAAACTACATAAGCCAGTACACTTTGTTATTAAAGATTCAGAAATAAAAGAAACTTACTGCGACTGTGGCATTGGTAGACTAAATTTTTATCCATGCCCAACTATTCAGGCTATTGAGAAGGAGTTAGGGTGATCATTAAGACTCAAGAAGAACTAATCACAAGCCGTGATAACCTGCTCAAAAAGGCGGGAATGTCCTGGAAAGAACTAGAATCTCTAGGTAAATCATATCAACTAGATGATGATAAGTATTACATATATAAGACTATTAAATCAATTAATTGGGTATTGGAGGGAAAGTAATGCAAGAGTATGAACTATCATTTTTATATATACCGCCAAAGGCTTGGCCTTTAAGAGCAGAAGATTGGTATGATCAAGTAGATAAGATTATTGCATACACCCGCCAAACAATTGCTCAGGAAATTGAGGCAGATTCAAGATACATTATGACACCTACTGGGTGCATATGTGGACGAGAGATTACTGCACCACTTGATTTTATTGCAAAACATAGAGCAATCTCTATTGCAAGGGGTAAATAATGGAAGACGAATGGTTTATGCCAAGCGATTCATATGACTCTTTAGTTGCATCTGCTGGAACTATTGTTAAAGATTGGAATATAGGAGATTGGCAGGGTGATTATGTATACCTGCTAAAAAATGGTAATAAATTTGGGTTTACCGTAGTTGGATACGGATCATGCTCTTATTGCGATGCCCTTGAAAGTTGTGAGAACCAAGAGCAGGTTGATGAACTAAAGGAAGAAATCGTTAAAGGTATTTTCTGGGGGACTGCAGAAGAAGTAGAAGCCTATGCTATTAATGATAATGCTAATCGTTGGTACTATCATGAGCATGAATGGAAAACTATTAAGCGAGAACTAAAAGCGGAATTGAGAAAGGGGTAATATAAATGGAACTAGGCTTACTTCTTAGCAATACTCCAGTACAACAATATGAGGCTGATTGGGCTAGTGATGGACTTCATATGATTGCTGAAGTTATCGCTGAATTCCGTGGGAACAGATATGATCAATATGGTTGGAGCAATCTACTTACATCAAATTCTGGTGAGCCAGACTATATAAACGATGTTTTTGAAATGCGATCATACTGTTGGTGTGGCGCAGGCTGGGGTATTGACGAGGCAGAAGATTCTAATGAGCCACATGCTAAAGGCTGTCCTCCAAATTTTGTATATAAAAAGAATGGGTTGGTAATCAATTGGTATAAGCATGCTTCTCGTGGTATTACTTCTAACATGGAATATCCAGGGGCAAAGAACTGGTTTAAGGCTGTTTCAGCATGCATTGAAAGCATTAAAGAGCATACTAATCCTAGAGAGTACTGCGATCATATGTTTGTTACCCCAGAGAACAAGGCTAAGGGTATTTGCGGTAGATGTGGCATTTCATTTGATGAGTGGCATGGTTAACTAATTTTGGGCCTAAAGCATTAAAGTGATGCTCAGGACTTTTAATCCTGAGAAGAAGGAGCATTACCTTCTAGGCCTACTAAACCTCTGTAGTTCAGTGGACAGAACGATGGACTTCTAAGCCATGCGTCGCAGGTTCGATTCCTGCCAGGGGTACAAAGCATTTGTAGTGTATAATGATTTTATGGAAAAAGTAAAGTGTGTTCAACTATGGCGTGACTGGATGGAAAACTGCCCAAACGATGAGAAAGTTATAGAGTGTAAAGAAAATCTTGCTAAGTTTTCTAAGGAGGACTGGGCTGTTATGACTGAAGAAGCAATACATCTTATTGATGCTCTCACACATCTAGTATCGTCAAATATTCCTCTTAAAGGTAAAGTGTCAGAGGACTGCTTTGATCTTTTTATTAAGCATGTTGACGATTGGTTTTTTACAACCGACAAACGCTTTATTGCAAACATGATCGCCTCTTGCAGATTCGACAATAGTTACTTGCAATTTTTTGATGGGTTTTATCCTGGATTAACAGACAGAATCATTAAGTTAATGATGACATATTATCACAAACTTCCAGACTAATTTTATTTTTTAGGATGTTTTGGTTCGTAAGGTGCAACCTTAGACTTAATTCGGCCATCCTTATATAGTCTAACAATCCAACCATCTTTAATCTGAATAGGATTAAATGCTGCTGCTTTTTTCTTTGGCATTATAGTGAGTGTCTTTCTGTTTGTACCTTTGTGTAGTCCTTGCCAAAATCAGCAAATAAGGCCTTATCTTTTTCACGATTAACTATTCCTCTTGACCAAGAGAAACCAGCGTCTCCGCCCCATGCAAGCCACATGATGTATCCGTTAGATGGGTTTGCTGAATTACCCCAGTCCTTGCCCTTCTTATCTACCTCATGTCGTGAGAAGTATGAATACATTCTCTTAACAGTGCTAAGAGATAGTGATTCGCCTCTTGCTAACTGCCCTGCTCTAGTCCAGCCAACTGCAGTTCCTGCACCGTTAGCCTTTCCATCTTCCTTAAACTTAATTGCTCTACGAGCAGCAGATCGTGCTCCTGCTGGTGGAGAATATCCATCTGCTTTAGTAACTGAATCTGTTTCATATTCAACTGTGTCATCATCTTCAAATAGGTCATCTGCTTTTGCAGCAGGGACACAATTAGGAACTGGCTTACCATTCTCTCCTGGCTTCATTCCTCTTTGAACATATCCATCCCAGCATGGTGCTTGCTTCGAAATATCTTCTGGACAACATTCTGATTTACCAATTGATGCATCATACATTGCCATAGCAACTTCTGAATCTTCTGGCTCTTGTGGAAGTGGGTCAATAGCAACCATTAGTGACATCATACATCCTGTATACAAATTAGTTGCTTCCCAAAATCCGTTTTCTTCTTGTTCAAACAGTTGAATTAAGACTGCTGGATTTTCTGCATTAGCCTCAAGAGAATACTCCCCTCCTGGAGCGCCAAGCATTCCTTCTGTCATTACATGTACTACTTGGCCAATATGGACTTCTTCATCAGAGCCATGGGCTGTCATTGCAAAATCGCCTTCTTTTAACATATAACCATTATAGCATGCCGTTTAGTCTATTGTGGGTCCTTATTCTGTGGCAGTTGGCACAAACTACCTCACATTTTTCAATTTCTTTCTTGATAGCCTTCCATGAAAAACCATCATGAATCATCCTTGACACATTGTACTTCTTGTCTCTTATGTGGTCAAAATCTAAGATAATATGATTATTGATTCCGCAGTCTACACAGCCAGAATCCTCTTTTATCTTAGCAAGCATCTTCTTATACTGCTGCTTATTATAAGTTTCCAACTCTTTGTCAGTCATCGATATTATTATACCGCCAAATGTTAGGTCCCACACAAGTAATTCACCTGACTTGCGCCACGGTCTCTATCCAATGGGTAACTAATCCATCACTAAGGTCCTGTGTGGGACATATCAATTATACTGCTATATTATTTTACAATATGCTATACTTTATTTATGAATGATGCATCAGGTCGGACTGCAAAAAAAACACAAATACCGCCACTAAAATATGACGAAGAGATAACATACGAAGATCATGAAATTGAAGAAGCATATCCTATATCACAAAATCAATTAGATAATGCAAAACTATTTAGTTCAAGAAAAGACTATGCAAAAACTTTAAATAAAAATATATCATACCTAGAGATAGGTGTTGCATGGGGGTTTTCTGCCAAGTTATTTATAGACATAACAAATGCTAGGAGTGCAGATCTTTTAGATATGTATAATAATGCTTTTGGTATTTTGGAATCTGAGGCGCATCGTCCTTATGATGGATCAATGACTCATGAAGAGTATATAAAGAATAAATTTTCTTATCATCCGAATGTAAATACTATAGTTGGAAACGCAAGAGAGATTGTTCCTGCTCTAGATAAAGAGTATGACTTTATTTTTTTTGATATGGACTCAGAAAGACTTATGCTAAGAAAACTTTTGCAACACTGCTCAAAACTAGTTAGCGTTGGTGGCGTTATAGGTCTAACCGCTTATATAAATTACGATAGCATTAATTATGGAAAACATATAGGTACTTACAATAGCGTAAATGAATTTTTGCATTTTAATGATAACTGGTCTGTTGATGGTATAGTTTTACATGAACTTGGATTTCACGAAGTATATATTAAAAAAAAATATAATAAATGAGCAGTTTATAGACGACTGCTCAGGTCTATTGGTCACGAAGATTCGACTTCTACCAACTCTCCACTCGAAGGAGCATCCGTTGTAAAACCTGTTAAAGTCTTATATCGGAATACCATATATTATACTATATTTGTGAGCAGTTTTTTACAGTCATGCTCAGGACTATACCAGGTCTTTAATGTCGCTGTCTCCCCCGACATTTATATTGTACTACTTGATTTGAATTGTTTTTGGCTTCTTCTCTTCTGGAACTTCACGCTTTACTACTACATAAAGCATTCCATCTACGAGATCAGCGGAGTTAACAAACATGTACTCCCCAAGAGCAAAACTGCGGGTAAACTTTCTACCTGCAATACCCTTATGGAGATATTCTTCAACATCTTCTGGACGCTCACCCTTAATAATAAGTGATCCATCATGCTCTGTGATTTTAATTGATTCCTTGTTGTATCCCGCTACTGCAAGTTCTACAACAAATGTATCTTCATCTACTTTGCGAACATTATATGGCGGAAAGCCAGATTGATTTGTTGTTGTGTTTGTTAATCGGTCAAACATTCTATCAAATCCAATAAAAAATGGATCGTTTAACCATGTTGGCCCTAGGCCATTTTCTGTACTACTAATGTAACTCATTTTATTCCCCTTTCAAGCGAATAGTTTAATTTACCCCCCATTGGGCAGGTACAAATATTATAGCATAGAAAAACAGGCTAGTCAACTACCCTAGCCTGCTAATCTAATTACTTACTTCTTTGCTGCTGCTTTCTTAGCAGGAGCCTTCTTAGCAGTCTTCTTGACTACCTTAGCAGTCTTTACCGCTACATCTACCTCTTCAACTGATGGCAACTTGCCGAATGCCTTGTCGTTAGGGTTTACCGCTCTCAAAGCCACTGGAACGATTGCTCCAAGCAGTGAGTATGCAAGTGTTTGTGGATCAGTTACGCCTGATGCGTAAAGAGCAATTGCTGCGCCAAGAACTGATCGTCCGTATGATGCAAGTGCTGCCTTGATCTGTAAGTTTGTTTCGTTGTGATGTGTCATATTATTCCTCCTAGGATATAACTCTTGTTAGTACTGTAAAGCCAATCCATAAACCAATAATTCCTGCGACTCCCGCAAAAACTGGTGGTGCTGGTACTGGCAATTTGAATGCTGCGAAAACTACGCCACATCCAAAACCTGTTAATGTTGATAAAAAAATGTCTTTCATCTGTAGTTCCTGTCTACTAACTCTTTATAATGTACTAAGCAAACATCGACTATAGATGTTTCTGTTGCATATATCTTTTCTGCTTCAAGTTCACACTCAGAGACATTGCATGAATAAAATGCATCGTATGCACGATCTTCGTATGCCTTGAAAGTTATCATTTATCTAGTTAGACCACTCTTTGGTCGCTCTATGCTAGACCCATCAAACTTAAACCAAAGAGTTGCGGAATATCTCTCCGCACCAGTATTTTCTAGAACCTCGTGCCAGTAATCTGAATTGCTAGGGAATGTTACAAAACTATTTGCCTTCGGCTTAATCTTTAAACCATGATCCATGAAGTGTATTTCTCCACCGCTGTAATTATCATTAAGATAGTATATTGCTGCAAAGTCACCTGCTGTATCTGCATGCTCATTCATTCTATATCCATTTTCAAATTTTATTAAAGGCACTTGGTTTTTTTTGAATGGATATAGTTTTGCATTGTATACATGAGTACACTTTTCGTGAGCATTTGCAAAAACTTTATCTAGGATTTGAACAATTGCTCTTGGCATTTCTGCTGGAACAACAAACTTAACTCCCCACGGTTGAGTCTCCCATGAATCAACTGCTAAAGCATAATCAAGAAGTTGCTTGTGTTCTTCTTCAGATAAAACATTTTCTGTAATCTGTATATTATCTACAGAGTTACCTAGATTAGTCTGTGTCATATATTAATTATACCATTCTGCTTTTTTATTAAAGGTAGACCCAGTAAATTGAAACCACATAGCAGAACTATATCTGTCATTATCAACAATTTTACGCACTTCGTGTAGGTAGTTTTCATTGCCAGGGAAAATTATTAAACTATTTGCTTTTGGCTTAATCTTTAGTTTATGGTCTGGAAAGTTTATCTCTCCACCAACATAGTCGTCATTTATATAGTATACTGAAGCAATGTGGTTGCCTTCGGATGACAGTGTGTCAACATGTGGCCCCAAGTGAAAACCTTTTACAAACTTAACCACATGTAGTGCAGAGTTATGGAAAGGATTGATTTCAACATCATAGAGATCTACAGATTTTTTATAAACAAGTTTAAATATTTTATCTAGCGTCTCAATAATTTCTTTAGGCAGGCTTTCTGATTCAATGGTGATAGCCTTCCAGGGCTGCTCTTTCCAGGAGTTAGCACTTTTAACATAATCAAGAAGAGCCTTATGTTCTTCTTCAGGCAATACATCTTCCATATACTGTATGTTTTCTATAGACTTGCCTATTTTAGCAACATTGGCTAAATAGATCTCGTCTTTTTCAGAAGGATTTTTTATCATGTATCTATTTTACCATAGTCTTCTGGCAAGAGTTTCTTTAGTTCTTCATAGGCTCCTGCAATTTTTTTCATAGAGTAGTAGTTTGGCGACATAGAACTAATATCACCATACTCCTTAAAATAGTTTATTTCTGGCTCAATATCAGTAATAAACTTATTTAATGATGCCTGAACCTCGTCTATGTAGGTGTAGGCCCAGTCACGAGAATCTGAAATAAATTTTAGGAAATCCTCATTAGCCTTGTCTTTGTCCGTCTTCATTTCCTGCTTTTGAGACTCCTGTATCATAATGAACTCAAGAGTTTGAGCAAGGACCTGCATAGTCTTTTTCCTTTGAATATAGAAGAGAAAACCAAAAGAGGTTGATGATATTGATAGGATAACTAATAGGATCGACTGAATCACTCTTCTTTTCCACCCTCTCGTACAAGGAGCACAATTGCACCATTGTCTTCCAATGCCTTCTTTGAACGAATCATGTATTCAACTGCACGGATCTTGTCTTCTCCAGTAAGAACCATGAAGTGTGGCTCACTAGCCCTTAAAGTAATAAAGTTATCATTATCGATTACTTCAAGAACAAATCCAGGTGGACAAAAATGTTTTACTGAACTAAAGGCTCGTCTCATTTGGTCTGTATACATTACTCTTCTCTTTTCCAGTGAATAAATGATCTTATATATACCGCCGAGTATGCAGTAGCCATAGCAATAAACCCATATTGGTCTGTGGCAATTGCATATGCAATCCAAATACACTCATTAATAAGTAGCACTAGCCATCCCCAAATAGTCTTACGACCAACTAAAAATATTCCTGCTACTCCTATTACTGCTAAAACCCATGACCACATCTTATTGCTCCATTGTTAAGTACTGCCATGTCTTTGCCCAATCAGCCTTGCTCTTATGGCTTGAAAACTCTTTAGATAGTTCCCCATTTTCTAGGTATACCCCGCCCCAAACTCCCCATTCTTTGCCAGATATTCCGACAGAGAAGCACTCTTTCCTTACTGGACAAGAAAAGCATAGTTCGTCAATTGCTGGCCTTAAAAGTTCGTCATCTTCATACTTTTCAAAAA